CGGCGTCATTACTTACACTGGTCCTTCTGCCAGTGAAGTCCGTGCCCACTTCAGTGTTGCAACCGGCTCAGGATTAACTTATAACAGCGGCACGGGTGAGTTCGGAACCAATGCTATTCCGAATTCACAATTAGCGAATAGTTCGATAACGCTTGGATCCACTTCAGTTTCTCTCGGAGGGACTGTAACCAATATCAGTGGTTTAGGAACAGTCGAATCAACTGTAAAATTTGCTTCTGATGTTATAGAAGCAGCTAGTTTTGTACGTGTAGGTGCAGCTGGCGCTGCTGGCGGTGTCCGCCTGGAAGATCTTTTTCCTGGGACGCTGTCTGCCGTAACATTTGAAGGATCGACAGCAGATAATTTTGAAACATCGCTGACTGTTGTTGATCCCACCGCTGACCAGACAATCACGTTGCCTGATGCTTCGGGTACTGTCGCATTACTAACCTCTCTTAGCGTAACTGAGTCAGGAACCGGCTCAGGTGGCCTCTCTTATAACAACACGACCGGTGTTTTCACTTTTACCAAGGTCAGCTCGTCTGACGTTCGTGGTGAGATCTCTGTCACGGACTCAGGTGGTGACGGCTCGTTAAGCTATAACTCCGGTACTGGTGTTATCACGTATACAGGTCCTTCTGCCAGTGAAGTCCGCGCACACTTTTCAGTAGCGACTGGCTCTGGTCTTACCTATAACAGCGGCACGGGTGAGTTCGGAACTAATGCTATCCCGAACGCTCAGCTTGCCAACTCTTCTATTACAGTTGGCAGCACTTCTATTGCTTTAGGTAGTAGTGCAACAACAATTGCTGGATTAACTTCACTTACTTCTAATGCGATTGTTACCAATGACAATGGCTTTCGAGTAAGGAATGCAACTGATACTACAAAGCAAGTTGCGTTTAACTTAGCCAGTGTTACTACTGCTACAACCCGTACATTAACAATTCCAGATTTAGACGGAACTATCTTATTAGATACTTCTACATTACCAACTGACTTTAGTGATACTGCATTCCGCGTCAGTGATGATACAGATGCTACCAAGAAGTTAGCTTTTGAATGCTCAGGTATTACTACAGGAACAACTCGTACCTTAACAGTTCCAGATGCTAGCGGAACTATTCTGCTAGATACTTCAGCTCTTCCTTCTGACTTTACTGATACGGCATTTCGTGTTAGTGATGACTCAGACAGTACTAAGAAATTAGCATTTGAGTGTTCTGGAATTACAACGGGTACTGTTAGAACAATGTCCGTTCCAGATGAGAATGGAACATTGGCAACGCAAGATTTTGCTACAGCTATTGCAGTTGCATTAGGATAGATCTATGGCAACCCAAGTACAATTTAGACGGGGTACAACTGCTGAAACCGCTACCTTTGTTGGGGCAGTTGGTGAAACAACAGTTGATACTACAAAGAATGTTTCCGTTATCCATGACGGAGTTACGCCCGGTGGATTTCCTTTGTTGCGCCAAGATGGTGTTAACAGCTCTCTGTCGCCGGGTAGCTTATCAAGTTGTGCTTTAAAATTTGCTAATGATTCCAACACAGGTATTATTAGTCCTGGACCTGATCAATTTTCAATCGTAACTGGTGGCGTTGCCAGGGTTACAATAGATTCATCAGGTACAGCTACCTTTGCAAATAGCGTGACCATTAACGGGAACCTTACTGTTAGTGGCTTTGTCCAATCTCCCGACGACCTTGCCCTTATTGTTGCCCTAGGCTGATATGGCTAATACGTTTAAAAACGACACCAAATCTAATTTGGTAACAGCTGTCATTACCGACGCTTCTGCAACAGTAGTTACAGCTGGTGGTACTGCAACTCTGATTGTCCTTAGTATCCTTGCTTCCAATAAGACTAGCCTTAGTGCTAATGTTGATGTCTATTTGGATAAAGCAACTGGAGATGATGTTTATTTGATTCGTAATGCACCTGTTCCCGCTGGCTCTTCTCTAGAATTGATTAGCGGAAATAAGGTGATTATGGAAGCAAGCGATAAACTGCAAGCTCGCTCTGATACTGGTACGGCCATTGATTTAACTGTTAGTTATCTCGAATCAACACCCTGATCATGGCGCTTACTTCTAATAAAGATTTAGCGGCTTTAACTGAAGAAGTAAAAGCATTAAAAGATAAGGTGGCTAATCTTGAACAAATTCTTTGTGAAGCAAAGGTTTTAGAAGAGTCTGATACTTCTTGGGAAGTTGTTCGCAATAAGAGAGATTATTTGCTTAGCTCCAGTGATTGGACTATGACCCCTGGGGCCACGCTAGATCAAGCTCAATGGTCTGCTTATCGACAAATCCTTAGAGACCTGCCACAAACCTATTCTAAAGCAGGTCTCGAAGCCATTAAATGGCCTAAGCAACCTTCTTTTGCTGGTCCTAATACAGCTCCAGTAAAATAATAAGTAACAAGACCAAGGAAAAGAACTGTGTATCTCGGTAACAATCTTCAGGTAGCTTTTCCCAGCTATACGAACATTGACGATATTAGCGGATCCTTTAATGGATCTACTACGTCGTTTGCTTTAACCGTAAATGGCGTTGCGCCAGTTCCTTTTCCTCTGTCTAGTAATCAGTGCTTAATTTCTGTCAACGGTGTTGTACAGCGTCCTGATGATAGCGGTACTGAAGGTTTTAGGCTAAGTGGTGGCAATATTATTTTTAGTGCGGCTCCAGGGGCAGGGCAAGATTTCTTCGGTGTTATTCTTGCTGGCTCTGATTACGTTAATGTAGGCGTTACATATCCTGCCGGGTCAAGCAGTACTCCTAGCATTACTTTTGATAATGATACAGATACGGGCTTATACAATCCGGGTGCTAACCAACTTGGTGTTACTTGTGGTACTACAACAAGTACTGTATTTACGGCTACTGGCTATTCGTTCTTAGCAGGTACTGCAGGTGCTCCAGGTCTTTATCCTACCGGAGATACTAATACAGGTTTTTATTCTCCAGGTGCAGATCAGTTAACAATTACTACTGGTGGTACAGCACGTTTAAATGTTGAAGCTGATGGCACTTTAAATGTTGCAGGTACTGCTAACTATGAAACATTAGTAACGACAGATGATGATATTCCAAATAAAAAGTATGTAGATGATGCTATTACATCAGGTGCAGTTACTTTCCCTCTATTAGCTACTAGTCTTGGCAGTGTTACTGCGCCTACCTACTCATTTAGTGCTGATCCCAATACAGGTATTTATTCTCCTGGAGTTGATCAACTAGCAATTACAACAGGAGGTACTTCTCGATTAGATGTAAGCACAACAGCACTTACCTCAAGCCTTCCTATTTTAACCCCGCTTGGCAGCGCTTCAGCACCTACTCATACTTTTAGTGGGGACACAAATACAGGTATTTATAGCCCTGGCGCCGACCAATTATCAGTTACAACAGCAGGAACTGAAAGATTACGTTTTAATTCTTCAGGACGAGCCCAATATGTATCTCTTGGTACTGCGGCAAGTCCTGTAATTTCGTTCCTTGGGGATACCAATACAGGTATTTACAGCCCTGGCGCCGACCAACTTTCAATTGCAACAGCAGGAACTGAAAGAGTAAGAGTTAATGCTTCTGGACAACTTGGTTTAGTATCTCTTGGCAGTGCAGCTAGTCCAATAATTAATTTTACTGGAGATTCAGATACTGGTATATACTCTCCAGGTGCAAATCAAATTGCTCTTACAACAGCAGGAAATGCTCGTTTAACAATTAATAGTAGTGGTGATACAACTTTAAACGGTAATACAACTTTAAACGGTAATGCAACTTTAAATGCCCAAAGTGATTTGCGTTTTGGAGATGCTGATAGCAGCAATTGGGTTGCCTTACAAGCCCCAGCTACCGTTGCTTCTAACGTAACTTGGACGTTACCTTCTAGCGACGGATCTAGCGGGCAATTTTTAACTACTAATGGAAGTGGCACTTTAAGTTTTGCTACTCCTTCTGGAGGAAAAGTTTTACAAACCGTTACTTATGTGTGGAATGATTCTGCTCAAACCAGTTCTAACGATTTTCAACAAACTGGATTAACTCAAACAATTACTCCAACTAGCAGTACAAGTCGAATACTTGTTATTGCTTCGATTAATGTAGCAACTTATAGTATAGGTGTTAACGAAGTTACTCTTTATAGAAATGATCTTACCAACTTAACTGGATCAGGCTCCGATAGCAGCGGTGGATTTGCTCGTTGTCAACATCGTTTAAATGGTCAGCACTTTGCTCATCCGGGAACACTGACTTATTTAGATTCACCAGCTACTACAAGCACCACTCGTTATCGTGTTTACTTTCGCTCAACCAGTGGCAATAATGTGTATATGAATTATGATGCACAGAATAGTGTGATTTTATACTCTACAATTACGCTTATGGAGATTGCACCATGATCTTTTCAAAATTTGATGCTGCATTAAGTTTAGTTCCGGGAGCCGAATTACTTCTTTCTGGTGGGATTTTGACTTGGATCAAACCAAGTGTTCCTCCAGTTACAGATGAGCAACTTGAAGCTGAAGTAATTCGTTTACAAAAAGAATACGATAACAATGAATACCAACGTTTACGTGCTGGCGAGTATCCTCCAATGGAAAACTATTTAGACGGCATAGTTAAAGGTGATCAGGCTCAAATTGATCAGTATATTGCTGACTGCTTAGCTGTTAAAGCTAAATACCCAAAACCCGACAATTTGGGTAACGTAACAACAAATCAATCTCCTTTAGAATAAACAAAGTAAAGACTTAGCACTGTGGCATACTTTGGTAACCAACCCATTATTGGTAACTGGCGGAAGCTAGATGACATTTCTAGTGGATTTAACGGATCTACTACAACTTTCACTACTTCTGTTGCTGGTCAAAATGTCACAGCTGCATCTGCCAATCAGCTTATTGTTTCAATTAATAGCACAGTTCTAGAGCCAGGAGTAGAATTTACTGTTACTACTAACAGTATTATTTTTACTTCTGCTCCAACAGGTGGAGCTTCTTTCTTTGCAATTTATGCTGGTGACAGTTTAAATATTGGGACCGTCTCTGATGGAACTATTACAACTGCA